GAAAGCTCTCAAATAGATAAGTTAGAAGAATTTCCTTTACACTCTTCTTTAGTAACAGGTAAATGGGCTATTGATAAATATGGAGAAGGAGCTTATTTTATAGATACAGAATGGTTAGGTAAAGCTACTAACGATGTTTATCAGTTTTATTCTGATGAAGATCTAGAAGAGCTTTTTAATTCTTATAATGATATATAAATAACAAGGATTATGGTAATAAACAATAATAGAAACAGCAACAATAAGAGAGTGAGATTCATATCTTACACAGGCGAATATCCAAATCTATGTAGTGGTGTCTTAACCCTTGAAATAGACGGCAAGGAGTATAAGTTCGGACATGACTATTCCCATTATCGAAATGGCAATCACATGGATGAAGATCCAAACAATCCGAATTTTGAAGCATTCTGGTCTACTGGCGGTTGCATAGCAGGTACTATGGAGAATTTATATGCAGAAACTGGAGAATGGCAGATTGATGCTGATGATCTGCCAGAACAGTTTAGAGATTTAGCAGATGAAATAGACAGAGTCTTTAATGAGAATGTTGATTATGGCTGCTGCGGTGGTTGTATTTAACATAACAAACGAAATAAGGAAATAATAGGAAATAAAGGGGGAATTTCCCTTAAATAAAACACGAAGAACTATGGCATACAAATATACACACCACGACCATATATGCGAGTCTTGTGGTCATAAAATGGAGGATGGCGAGGATTACATTCAAAATGCTTTTAATGAAGTCTATTGCATAGACTGCTGGGAGAAAGGCTATGTTAAAGAACACGAGCCGTGGGCTGCTCACAACGAGCAAGAAGAAACGACTGAATATAACGAAATAAAGAAATGACTATGGAAAAGAAAACCAAAACTTGTAGGCAATACTCACACAGAGAGTGGTGACAATGCGGAGATAGTGTTATTCAGTATTGCGGAAAGCGAAAGAGCAACCGAACTTCTAACGGACTTTTGAAAATAAAAGTAACAAACACGGCTTGCAACCTCTTTGAGGATTGCGGTAAATAAAATGGAAAGAATATGAAAATAGAGAAATTGAAAAGAGCAAACGAACTTATGCAAATGATAGAGCGTTTAGACGGGAAAATAAAATCAATCATAGAAATCAAAGAACAAACAAACGAGGCTTGTTCGATAGTTGGTATGAACTTAAATTTTGTTAATGTAAAACGCATAAGTCAAACCTCATTTGGCGTATCAAATAATGAAATGAAGTTTATCATTAATTATATAATTGAATGTTGGCAAAAGCGAAAGAAAGAATTGGAAGCTGAATTTGAGCAACTATAACTAATAGTAAATAAAACTATGACAAAGAAATGGCACAAAGTGGCGGAAGATGACCTACCCAAAGAGGGCGGTAATTATTGGTGTAAATTAAAAGATAAATACATCCAAGGTAGTTCTCGTTATAAGCAACATTGCAACAATGGTTATTGTATTTTGCAATAGCTTCCTAAAAAGAAAGTATGGAATGTCAGATATAACACCGAAGTTGAGGCGTGGATTGAGTTACCAAAATATAACGAAGAATAAACTATGATAAATGAACAAATGATATTTTGTGTGTTAAAAGAACACACAATGACCAATAGGGAACAACTTGCCATGATGGCAGAATTGAAAGACGAGCAATTCGCAAAGGAAAAGCAAGCCTTAATAGACAAGGCTTGCGAGTGGCTACAAAAGCACATAAACGACTATCTTGTGAAAGGTCGAGATATTGATTATATGTTTGATGATTTTCGCAAGGCAATGAAAGGAGGTAAATTATGAGTAGTAGAGGAAAATGACGAATTAATTTGCATTGGAGGTTAAATTTAAAATTGATAAAGATATGAAAGAATTAAGTATAGAAGAAAAAGCAAAACGCTATGACAATGCCTTTGAAAGGGCAAAGGATTTTCAAAAAGTGAATGGTGCCGCTGGCTCTGCCGTTATCTCTGAGATTTTCCCAGAACTTGTAGAGAATGAGAGTAAGGATGAACAATTAAGAAAAAACTGTATTCATTTTCTTGAATTGCAAAAAAGCCATCATGCTGCAACCTTTGAGATTGAGGAATGTATTGATTGGCTTGAAAAACAAAAAGAACCTGAAGACAAGGGTGAAATCTCAGATGGATATCATACCTTTAACGAGTTATATCGTTATCGTATGTTATATAATGCCGCATTCTTCAATTTGTTGCCAAAAGAGATTGTTCACAAAAGCAAGAGGCACCACGATGGTGAGGAATGTTTTGGTGGCGGATGGTTTATCGTGATGGCAAACCTTCCAACTGGTCAAATCAGCAACCACTACGAACTCAAGGATTGGGATTTATTTCAGATACCCGAGAAAGAAGTCGCTGACGAATGGGACGGTCACACACCGCAAGAAGCAGCAGAAAGATTGCATGAATACTTGCTTGAAAAGCAAGGCGAGCAAAATCTTGCTAATTCTGCAAAAACTTGCAAGGATGAACCAAAGTTTAAAGCTGGAGATTGGGTGATAGACAAACAAGGCATTGTACATAAAATTGCCAATGTTGCAGAGATTGTTGCATCCAACATATATGGCTATGTTATTGTTGGTGGTGGCTATTTTAATGATAATACAGAAGGTGTAAGACGTTGGACTATTGAAGATGCCAAGGAAGGGGATGTGCTTGCATCGGGTGAAGTAATATTCGTTTTTAACAATATTCACGACTACAAGTTGAACTGCAAATGTTCAATTCATAAAGATGGTTCTGTAATAACCGAGCCATACGACTTAATGACAAGTACATTTTTTAGCGAGGTTTATCCAGCAACCAAAGAGCAGCGTGAATTCCTCTTTGCAAAGATGAAAGAGGCAGGCTATGAATGGGACTGTTATGCTAAAAGGATAATTTGTAGTGTAAATAAAAGTCTAAATGATTGAGCCTATATTTAAAGAAATAAGCGAGGAGGAGTATTACAAGCACACTAAGGAAGATGTGTGGGATTGGGATTCTCCGTATATTAAGCGAGCGTGTTATGACGGACAAGGTATATTTTATTTTATGAATAATCCAGAACCAATTGGTTATAAATATTACAAAGTTGTGGGATATAAACAAATTCTCATTGTTGATCCATCTACATATGACGATTTGAAAGACATAATAGAACAATAATTTATGAAAGGTTACACAGACTTAGAGCAAAGCAAGAAGCTGGCTGAGATTTTACCAATTAAAAGCGCAGATATGAAGTGGTTTGTACCAGCAGATAATGAGGGTGAATTCGTTGAAGAGGTCAGCCTTATAAAATATAAGTATGAATACAATCTGTTTGAAAAAGTGACAGATTGGGACGATACACCATACATTCCTTGTTGGAGTTTAGCTGCATTACTTGATATTCTACCACCTTCAGTACGTTTAGTTAGGACTCCTAAAGATTCACGTTGGTATTGTGAATGTAATGATGGTAAATATCAATGGTATGCAGGTTCTGGGAATGCAGATAACCCAATTGATACCTGTGTTGAAGTGATATTGAAGTTACATGAACAAAATTTAATTTAATTATGAAATATCTTTATGGAACAAATAGACAGTGCTTAAAGTATGTATTTAGGGTACTTGAAGAAGACAAACTTTTATGTCACATAGTACGCTAAAATACAATATAATGAACAAAAAGTTAGATTAGGAAGTTATACAAATAAAGAAGATGCTATAAAAGCAAGATTAGATGCAGAATTAAAATATTTTGGAAAATATAAATCACAGGTATTATGAAATTAATAAAATCAAAAGCTGAGCTTATAATTCAAAAAAATGGTATTAATGAATTATACAAACATATAGAAAAGTGTTCTAGAGTATGTTATAAATCTGAGGACAAAATAACTGAAAGTAGTGCTAAGCCATTTGTTGATAGAATGATTAAGTCGAACCATCTAGCCATGCTAGAGCATGGTACTGTGTATCTTAAAATACCAAATCATGGTGTTAAAGACGCTCCAGAAGATTGTATAGAAAGTTGGACTAGATATGAAAATAATCCTTATTCTAAATGTTGCGAAATTCCTTATAATGATCCTTATGAGCTATTTGTCACAACGAATTTTCGTGTGGTTCAAGAAAATGGGTGGCTAGACGATCTTAAATATTTATGTGAGCCAACTGAGTTTCATGAGAAGAGATATACTTTCAAGGTAACTACCTCTATAGGTGTCACTAGAGAGTTCAACAGGCATCGTGTGAATAGTATAGCGGAGCAGTCTACTCGATATTGCAACTACAGTAAGGATAAGTTTGGCAATGAGGTAACCTTTATTAAGCCATATTGGTTTAAAGAAAGCCAGTTACCTATAGATTTACATGTAGCACAACCTTCTTTTGAAAATGGAGCAGTCTTCTTTGAAAGACCTTATAAAGCATATCTAGGTGATACGGATACTATTGGGTATGATTGGCATAAAGAGGATTTCTTTATACATAGTTGTCAAACAGCAGAGCAATGTTATTTCTTAATGCTAAATGAAGGCGCTGCTCCGCAAGATGCAAGAGATGTTCTTCCTTTATGTACTGCAACAGAAGCGGTATATACAGCATTTGAGTCTGACTGGAGACACTTCTTTGACTTAAGACTTAGGGGTACTACAGGCAAGCCTCATCCTAATATGCAGGAGCTTGCTGAGTTAATGCATAAACAACTTAAACAAAAAGGAATTGAGTTATGAGCAACACATTTATATTATTAGCTTTAGTAGGTATAGTTATAATAACTATACTTTTAATAATTAGTATTTTAATAGTAATAGATGACTACAATGCAATACAAGGTTATTTAAATGAAATATTTAATAAAATATACAATAAAAAACCATTTATTATAAAACGCTTTACTATTGTAGGAACTGTATTCTTAATACTTCTTTTTGGTCTTTTTGTGTATATAGGATTCTTAACATATAAATTCTCTTCTAAAGAAAAATATCAAGAAGAAAGTACAGCTCTGGTGCTTCCTAATATAGAAAAATCAAATTTATTGTTAGAAGCTATTGCAGAAATAGAATCTAGAAATGATACCACAGCTCAGTCTAAAATATCTTCAGCTGCAGGACATTTGCAGATATTAAAAGTAACAGTAGATGAGTGCAATAGACTTTTAGGAGAACAAAAATATTCATACAAAGATAGGTACTCAAGAAAAGAGGCAGAAGAAATGTTTTGGATAATACAGGATAGATACAACCCTAAAGGAGACATAGAAACAGCCATAAGGTTGTGGAATGGAGGTCCTAATTATTCTAAAGAAAGTACTCAGGGATATTACGAGGCTGTTATGAAGGTCTATAATAGAAAACTAGATGAAAAATTGTTAGATATTGCAAAACACTATAAAGCATTAACACTATGAAAAGAGAAGAAGTAAATGAATTTTTATTAAAAATAAAAAATAAAAATCTTTTGCTTGAGCTTCCTACATCTTTTGGTAAGACAAAAATAGCTCTTGATATACTTAATAGTAAAATATCTTTAGATGCTAAAATATTAATAGTGATACCAAGGCTTATTTTGATTAATAATTGGAAAGAAGAATTCAGAAAATGGGGTTATGAAAACTATTTAAATAATACTCAATTTGTAACTTATGTGTCTTTACCTAAATTGTGTGATAATAGAATATATGATATAGTTATTTTTGACGAAGCGCATCACTTATCAGAAAGGTGTAGAGAAGCACTCTCTAACCTTAATTCTACTTATAACATTCTTTTATCAGCAACTGTAAATAAAAATATAAAGTATGAATTATCAAGAACTTTTTCAGATTTGTATACATATAAAATATCTACAAGAAAAGCAATTAATGAAGAAGTTTTACCAGACCCTACAGTATATTTAATACCATTACAGCTAGATAATACTAAGAATGATTGTACTATTATAAAAAATAAAAATCAAAAGTCTGCTATAAAAATAAAATATTCAGAAAGATTTAATTACACTAAAGTAAAAAATAAAAAGATCATCATAGAATGTACTCAAAAACAATATTATGAAGACTGTTCATCTATGATAGCCTGGTGTAAAAATAGATCTCATATTGAAATATTTAAAAATATGTTTTTAAGAAAGTCTGGAGAAAGATTAAAATGGCTTAGTGAGCAAAAAACAGAAATCATCAAAAGCATATTGAAGCATCTTGAGAATGAAAAAACTTTAACTTTTTGTAATAGTATTAATCAGACAAAAGAATTAGGTAAATACTGTATAAATTCTTCTAAATCCAAAAAAGAAAATGATGAAAATATAACAAAATTTAATAAAGATAAAATCAAACATATTACCTCTTGTAATATATTAGACGAAGGTATCAATTTGCAAAATTGTAAAGTAGGAATTTATGCATCTTTAAACTCTTCTGAAAGAATGGTAAAACAAAAACTTGGAAGATTGTTAAGGCATAAAAAACCTATAATAATAATACCTTATTATAAAAATACAAGAGATGAAGAGCTTGTAAAAAAGATGTTAGAAGACTACAACAAAGATTTAGTATACACAGTAAGCAATATTACTGATATTAAAATAACATAATATGAAATATGTATTAAACTTAGATGAAATAAGAAAAGGAGAAATTCCTATTAATATGGCTTTGTATCTAATATCTATATATTTTGAAGCAGAGATTCAAAATAATCAATTAGAAGATAAAGCCAGAGCAGAGGGTTATCTTACCACACAATATGGTAAAATAGTGCTTACAGTAGAGGGAATTAATCTAGTAGAAGACGTCTTTCTTAACTCTGAATTTAAAGAGTCTTTTTCAGAAGAAGATAGATATGATAATCTAGCTAAGAAATTACAAGAGTTATTTCCTAAAGGTAAAAAGCCAGGAACTAACTATATGTGGAGAGATTCTTATTCTATAATAGCTAGGAAACTAAGAACTGTAGTAAAGAAATTTGGTATAGGTTTTACAGATGAAGAAGCTATTTTGGCTACTAAAAAGTATGTAGATTCTTTTAAAGGTGACTATAGATATATGCAGTTATTAAAGTATTTTATACTTAAAAAGGATACTACTACGTTGGAAGAAAACTCTCAGTTTCTTAGCTATTTAGAGAATTTAAATGACGCAGATATTGATGCAGATAACCCGAGCAACGATTGGACAATTGAATTAAAATAATTATGGGATTAATACAAAGAACTATAGATTATCTGCAACAAAGAAGAGAAAAAATTATAGAAGGAGGTATTAATAGTATTCCTACACCATTTCCTAGATTTGCAGATGATTTTATAGGTATAGAACAAGGCAAATTTGTAGTTATTACGTCAACGACAAAGGGGGGTAAGACGCAATTTACATCTTTCACTTTTTTGTACACTCCTTTATTATATGCTTATTATAATCCTGATAAAATAAGAGTTAAGTTCTTTTATTACTCTCTTGAAGAAACTCCTGAAGATGTAACACAAAGATTCATGTCTTTCTTGCTTAATAAACTAAGCAGGGGGGAGATAAGAATATCTACAACAGATTTACAATCTTCTCACAATGATTCTCCTTTGAGTCAAGAAGTGTTAGATACTCTTCAAGAAGGTGAGTATAAAAAGATCTTAGAGTTCTTTGAGTCACATGTAGAGTTTTCTCAATCTAGAAATCCTACAGGTTGTTATAATGAAGTAAAAAAGTATATGGAGGAGCATGGTACTGTGCATAAAAAGAAAGCAAAAGCAAAAGGCAGTATGGGAGAAACTATAGAAGTAGAAGCATTTGACTATTATGAGCCAAATGACCCTGATGAGTTTGTTTTTGTTATATGGGACCATGCAAGTTTAACTCAAATTGAAAGGGGGTTGACTTTAAAACAAAGTGTAGATAAATTATCTGAATATTTTGTAATATTAAGAAATAGATATAGAGTATCTCCTGTATTAATTCAGCAACAAATCTTTGAGAATGAATCTCTTGATGCCTTTAAAGCTAATAAACTTAAACCTACAGCACAGGGCCTCGCGGATTCAAAGTATTCGGCAAGGGACTGCAATTTGCTTTTAGGATTATTTAGTCCTTATAAGCATGAACTCCCAGAGTATTATAAATACGATATTACTAAATTAAAGAATAATTGCAGATTTCTTGAAGTAATATTAAATCGTGGAGGCAATGTTGGGGGTACTATTGCTTTGTTTTTTGATGGTGCTACTTGTAATTTTTCAGAGTTACCACCACCAGATGATAAGACTAAGCTACAAATAGTTTACAACTATTTAGATAAAATCAGGAATAAAAATAAAAACAAATCATTTACATTATTTGCACAAGGTATCATTAATAAATTATTAAAACATGTCTAAAATTTTAGTATTAGCCAAAAGTGGCTTTGGTAAAACAACATCTATTGGAGAAATTCCAGAGTTGAATTTAAAGGGATTAGACCCTAAAGTGACTTATATTATAAGTTGTGTTAATAAGCCCCTACCATTTAGAGGAGCAAACAAAAAGTATGTAGTAACTACAACAGCAGAGATAGCAAGAGGAAATAGAATTATAACTAACGATGCTAAAGAAGTTGCTAATATCATTAATATGTTAGCTAACCCAAATTCTCCTTATACTAACATAGTCTTAGATGATATGAATTATATGTCTCAAGATTATTATATGAAAAACGCTTTAAAGGGAGGTTGGGATAGAGTGTGTGTCCCTGCTTAAAGTAATTTAAGTGAAAATAATTGGATAAAAACGGTGAAGAGATTTGCATGTCTTATAATATATTTATATATTTGCCAACCAAATATATAATAATTATGAGAAACTTTATACCTAATAAAAAAGAGCATGTAAGCAATTATTTTAAAGTAATAGACTCAGAAGTAAAAGCTTATATACTTGGATATATTGTAGCAGATGGTTCTATAGAAGAATCAAAAAGAAAAGAAAGACCTAGTAAATTAGTAAGACTTAGATTTGGTTGTATTACAGAGGATGATGAGATACTTAGATTAATACAAAAGGAGATAGCTCCTAATAATAAACTAAGGTTTTATCAGCCAAAAAGCCCTAATCATAAACAAGTTACTATTTTTCAAGTATGTGATAAAGAACTTATAAATGATTTAAGAGTATTATATAATATTCAACCAAGAAAAACCTATGATTCTAATTTTGAATTTCCTAATATTCCCAAAATGTATGAAAGAGATTTCATTAGAGGATTCATTGATGGAGATGGTTCTATAGGAGATAAACATTTTAGTATGGTATGTAACTCTCCTAAATTTGCAGAACAAATTAAAAATAAATTTTTAGAAGTTATACCAGAACTTAAATGGGTTATATACAAAGAAACTAGAAAAACAACTCCTTATTGGAGTCTACATTTTAGTTTTAATATAAAAGTAAGAAAACCTATTTATGATTATCTATATAATAATGCTACAGTATTTCTTAAAAGAAAAAGGGATAAAGCACTTAATGCCGTGCTAAATGCAGTAGATAAAAGGACTGCACAGTGTAGAGCGTAGGAGGTGAACCTTAAAAAGAATATAATCCTCCCAAGAGTACCCAACTCCTATTTTATAGGATGAAAATGTACGCCGAACTATATCAACAATGCAAGAAGATATAGAACTACAAGATAAAAAACTTGTAGGATAACAAAATGACACCTAAAGTTATAGGATTTAATATGGGTTTGGTGTTTGATGCTATCAACAATATTCCAGAGTCAAAGAACATTATTTGTTTAGCTCACTATGAAGAATACAAAGATAAAAATGGAGACAGTATTTCTTATAAGTATAAAGCTACTGGTAATATGGTAGATTCTTATATTACGCCTGAGGGAAAATTTGAAATTGTTCTCTATGGCAAGGCTCATTATGATGACAAAGAAAAGAAATCTATTAGAGAGTTTGTAACTAATGATGATGGAGTATATCCTGCAAAATCTCCTGTAGGAATGTTTGACCTTTACATTCCAAATGATTTAGGCTATGTAGTAGATAAAGTACAAGAATACTACAATGGCTAATTAATAATTAATAAAAACAAAAAAAAATTACTAACCAATTTAAATAAATAATTATGGATAACAAGTTTAATAAGTTTTTTATTGCAAGTCTTAAGAGAACAGCTATGAATGTTTCACCTCTTATTAGAAAGAAGCAAAAGTTGGAGGAGACTATTAACGCTAAGTTAGCAGAAATTGAGGATATTAACAAGCAGATAGAAGTATTTGATACTCCTGTAAAAGATATGACAGGAGGATTTGGTATTGAAGATCTTATTACAAGAGTAGTAGAAACTAATGTAGATAAGGAAGGCAAAGAGATTAAGGTTACTAAGTGGGTATTAAAGTATCCTGACACAGTAGTACCTCCTGCAGAAGATACTAATTTTGAGCCTTCTGTGAATAACAATGAGGGAACATCTTATAATGAGAATGAAATATCTCTTAACTAATTAATAAAACTAATTAAAACTAATTAAAACTAATTAAAATTAATAATAACCACTAAAATTTTAAAATTATGGCTTTTGGACAAGGACAAACAAGTAATGAGGGTGTAAGCATCAAGAGATTTATAGGTGTAGCAGCATGTAATGTATTAGGAGTAAATCCTAATAAGGCAGCTCTTGAAAAGATTTATGGTACCACTTTAGAGAAGGAACCAGAGTATATTGGAGAAGTAGAAATAAATGGTAAAAAGATTAAGCAGGTAAGAATAGACTTTATTGTTAAGCCTGATTCAGAAAAATATTTAGATTCTTCTAACAAACCTGTAGATTTTACTTCTAAAGTTGCTATATTTGTGCGTAATTCTTACAGATATAATAAAGACAATACTAAAGTGCAGGTAATTGATAAATATGGTAGAACTGCTTGGGTTACTATTGAGCAGGCTAAAACTAATGAGATTCCTGTTTATAGTAACGGACCTGCAAATATTGACAAGGATTACAGACCTGCTTACATAGGAGAAGAAGAGTTAGTTAATTTCATTAAGACTTATCTTGGCATTCCTAGTATAGATAAGTGGGCAGATGGTAAGATAGTAGGTAAGATAGACAATCCAGAGGATGCTGAAGCTAGATTGGATAATATTAGCAAGTATTTTGATGGAGACTTCTCTGAGCTGTCTACTATTATCAACTATCAACCTAATAATAAGATTAAGATTCTGTTTGGAGTAAGAAATACTGAAGATGGAAAGACTTATCAGTCAACTTATACTAGAATGTTCTTAAAGTCTTTTGCTTCAGATTATAGTAGATTGGAGAAAGATGTAAAGCAGGCTCAAGAGTCTGGAGCTCTTAGTACTACAGAATTTGAGTTTACAGATTTGCACGAGTACACAGTAAAGACTACAGATTTCACAACTCCTTCAGAGAATAACACAGATGCTTTGCCTTGGTAAATAATTAAAAATTATGTCCTTCAGTACAGGAAATCCGACTATTTCTTTACAAGAAATGATAGAACAAATAAATGAATTTGAAGCTATTCAAGTTTATTTAGGAGTAAAGAAAATACCATGTTTTATTAACAGTCCATTAAGAGAGGATAAAAATCCTTCTTTTGGACTTTATAGTAATGATGGTATAAAAGTTTTCTGGACTGATTTAGCCACAAATAAGAAGGGAGGTCTTTATGACCTTCTTTCTTTACTGTGGGGACTAAATTTTGCAGACACAGTCAAGAAGGTATACAAAGATCTTTGTAACCATTCTGGTAAAAAAATACAGAACAAAAAGATAAAATATAAATCTTTAAAAGAAACTGTTGACACTAGTGATTTACAATGTAAAATAAGAGATTGGCAACAGTATGATATAGAATATTGGAACTCGTATGGAGTGCCTTTGAAATGGTTGAAATATGCTGAAGTATACCCTATATCACACAAAGTAATAATTAAAGGAGAAAATAAATATATTTTTAATGCTGAGAAATATGCTTATGCTTTTGTAGAAAGAAAGGAAGGTAAGGTTACACTGAAAATTTATCAACCTTTATGTAAAGATAAAAGATATAAATGGTCTAATAAACATGATAAAAGCGTTATATCTTTATGGGCTAAAATACCTGAAAAAGGAGATAAATTAATTATATGCTCGTCTTTAAAAGATGCTTTATGTGTTTGGGCAAATACAGGAATACCTGCAATAGCTGTCCAAGGAGAGGGATATAGTATAAGCAATACTGCTATAGAAGTGTTGAAACATAGGTACAAAGATATTATTATATCTTTTGATGGAGATATAGCGGGATTATTAGATGCACAATCTTTATCTGCACAAACAGGTTTTAAGTATTTAAATTCTCCTAAAATAGACAAAGCTAAAGACTGGTCTGATATATATCATTATTTTGGTAAAGAAAGGTTTTTAAAAGAGTTTTTTAATTTAATAAAATAATTTAACTATGACAAGAACAGAATTGTATCAAGCAATTAAGCAACTTGGTTTGCAAGATGTAGTAAAAAATACTACAGGTAAGAATTTCACACAGGTTTCTAATACTGAATTAGAGGCAATTGTTACTAAAGCTAAAACAAAGAAAGCTAAGAAAACTTGTTCTAAACCTTCTACTAAGAAGTGTGGAACTATCAAGAAGGACGTATCAAACCCTTCAACTTTCTCTGAGTGTCTTATAGCAGTAGTAAGTATTTTTGTGGCTAAGAAGTTTCTTACAGAAAGAGAAGCAAATGAAATTTTAAAGTTTTTACTGTAATAACCTAAAGTAATAATTTAAAAGGGAGAAGTTTCTACTTCTCCCTTTATTTGTTTTATAAATATTATGATACCTAATTTACAATTAAACAAAGAAGCTGAATACATAGGAGAGATACAAGAGAATAGAGTCGGCATAGACACTAATAATATTAATTTTATCACTTCTCTTCTTACTTCCAATTTGTATTCTAACCCTATAGAATCCTTTTTAAGAGAAACTATTTCTAATGCACGAGATTCTCATATAGAGGCAGGTATAAATAAACCTATTCTTTTATTAATAGAATCAAATGGAAAATCAAAACAATGGGGTTATGATTCTTTTACTTTATCTGTTAGAGATTATGGAACTGGTGTGAGCCCAGAAAGATTTGATAAGATTTATAAAAATATAGGAAGTTCTACCAAAAGAGAAAGCAATGACTATATAGGAATGTTCGGTAAACAAATAAAATAGTTGGAAACTTAAAACAAATCACTGATAGTGTCTATAGTTCAAAATTTATATTAACTTTGTGTAGAATATACTACATATATGAATTATAAAAATGAATTAAGCGTTATTGACACACAAGAAAAAGCCTATTTACTAGGTCAAATATACGGAGATGGTTATAATGGGTGTGTTAAAGGCAGTTATAAATTTGCTATGGCAAGTATTAATACTGATATTGAAGTATATAAAAAGTTAGCAGATTTATTTCCATTTTTAAAACTAAAAACATACAGTTCTCATTCTAATATGATATATTTAGAAAATCACGAGAAATCTTTGTATTTAGATTTAAAAAATTTAGGAATGCTATCTAATAAAACTAAAAAAGATATTACTGGGGAGTTCCATTTTCCTAATTTAAGAGAAGATTTAATTTTTCATTTTATTAGAGGATATTTTGATGCAGATGGTTCTGCTTGGTATCCTACTAGAGTAAGAAGCAGAAATAATCTTCATATTGAATTTGGATGTGCTACTAAAAATTTTCTTTTAAAACTAAAAGAAATTTTGGATACCAATAATATTCATTTTACTTGGAGAGAAAGAATCAAAAAAGCTGGAAATGGAAAATATTATTACAGCTATATATTATTTTCTTCAAATAGAGAAATATCTTTGAAGTTTGCTAATTATATTTATAAGGATGCAAGTATCTACCTTCCATATAAATATAATAAATGCTATGAAACACCTGTATACAGGCCTACTGCTAATAAGTTATATGGCTCTTGTCCTTATTGTAACAGTGTTCGTATAACTAGATGTGGTGTCAGAAATAACAAACAAAGACTTTATTGTAGTGATTGTAATAAGCGTTTCATAAGACCTATGCCGAATTAAAATCCCTGAAAAAAATCTGGAAGACTGAAATGTTAATCAGACCTGAAGTGTATATTTAAAAGTATACACAGGGGCAACGCATAGAGATTGAAACTTAGAAATAAGAATATAATATCTCCACGAGGCAGGGATACTAGAAATAGTAAAAAGATATGCTGAACTTACACAAATAAAAGTGTAAGAATAGTAAGATAAAAAACTTACTAGATAACAAATGATAGGTCGTTTTGCCGCACTCTCATGTGCTGATACTGCTGCTATTAATTCTTACTATAATGGTACTAAATATTCTTATATAATGTATAAGAATGGCAATGGTATTAATATAGATAAAATAGGAGAAGAAAGTAATAATTATGAGAATGGTTTAGAGGTAATTGTAGAAGTTGACTCTACATCTAAGGAATTAAGTAACTCTATTAAAAAATTAATCTTATTTGAAAATCTTTGGATAGAATTAAAATCAAATTCAAATTCTTATATATTAGAGGACGCTATAAAAGAATTTAATAGAAAAAAAGTTCTTAATTATAATACTTTTTCTTATTGTGATTTAATATATTATGATAATTATTTTAAAATAGGGCAAGTTCTATATCCAATAGACAAAGAAAAATTAGAAGAAGCTAAAGTAGATACTCTTGAGACTAAAGGACTTTTAATAAATCTTCCAATAGGCAAAGTAGATATTACTCCAAATAGAGAGAATTTACAATATACTAATGCTACGTTGGAAATAATCAAAGAAAAGATAGCAGAAACAAAAAAAGAATTACAAGAAATTTTCATTAAAACAATAAACAAAGATTATTCTTTATACCAACTATATAGCATCTTATGTGATCATTCATATTATATAAATATACCATCTTATATGGATGAATCAAAATGCTGGAGTATCAGGACTACTGATATAACTCTGACAGATTGTTCTCCTACAATAAATAATAAAAAACTTCCTAAAAACTTCATAGACTTTTTAAGAGATATATCTTCTTTTAAAGTACCAGAAGATTGTATTTATAAAACTAAAGGAGGCAAGGAAGTTACTTTTAATCAACTATTAAGAACTAGTGTTGCTCTCTACTCAAAAGAAGATAAAATCACCTCTTCTACTACTTTAGACTATTTTGTAAAAGATAAAAGATATTTAATACTTGCTTATAACAAAACAGAAGAATTTTTCGATAATATAAAATATCAAGTAAGAAGTAGTTGGGCATATAAACAAAACAATATAGACTATGATGTTGATGCATGTGTAGAATTCTTAAAAGAAGTATGGGTGCCTACAAAGATTTCTAATAGTGCAGTACCTGAAGAGTTTAAGAAAAAAACTTCTACTCCAAATGTATCAGATAACAAAATTACAGTAAGACACTATCAATATGGATCGTACGGCGTGTATTATTTGTCTAGTATTTTAAGTTTTAATAGCCTCATATTATACAGCACAAATACTCAAGAAGATTCTTATATAAGAAAATTAAGTAATGCACTGTACGATATACATATAATAACTTTAAAACAAAAAGATTTAGCTTGTGTACAAAATAAGAAAAAGTGCGTGCCACTAGAAACTTTTTTAACTGCTAAAAATAAATTTTTTACTAAATTAGCTACAGCTTCTGTTATTAAAAAGAGTTATATCGGCTGTGATAATATCAGTGAGATGCCTGTTTATTTAAAATATAGAAAGTATTACTCTAAATATTTAAGAATATTGTCTAATGTATTTTCAGATAGTTTCTTGAATTCTATAATAGAGAGATATATTAAAAATGACTGGCTTATACACTCTGATATAGAACAATTTGCTTTAACAAAACAAGATAAAGAGTTGTGGAGGATTTATAATAAGTATACATACAATCCTAACCTGCTAGTAAAATATTTTATGAGGCTTAAACACAAAGATTTATTAACTAATTCTAAAATAAAATTATGAAAGTATTTAAAACACCTAATTTCATTTTTATAAAGTTCTCTGATGGACAAGAGTTTTCTAAAACTACTACTTCTGAAGAGATTGAGAGTATTTGGAATAAAGCAGAAACTTTGGAAGAAAATCAGCTAGAAGACCTTCTTTTAGGAGCTACAGCAAATAAAGAAGAGTTCCTTAATAGAATTAAAAATTCTTCTGTTCTGACTTTGAGAGGCAATTCTATCTACATGCTGGATATTTCAGAGCTTAGTATACCTGAAGATTTTGCTGAAAAGATTTTAGAGGCAGAAGAGTCTGGAGACACTAAAGAATTGCTTAAGTATAAGAATTTCTGGACCCTTATTTCTTTAAATCCTGATTCTAGAGTAAGAAATAATATATTCTGGTTTATCAGAAAGTGGGATATGCAAATATCAGAATCTGGTTTTATTATAGGTTATAGAAATGCTACTCTTAGAAGAAATTCAGAAACAGGTTTAACTACTGAAGAAACTAAAGACATTATTAATCACTACTACAAAGCTAAATACCTTGATAAGGTAGACCCAAATAGCTTAATGGTATTTACTTCTCTTTCTAAGAATCCTATTTCTTTGCAAAAAGCTTATGATGAGGCTGTTGAGAATGGCAAATCTCCTGTATATACAGATTGTCACAGTCATACTACAGAGATTAGATTAGGTCAACCTGTAAGTATGCCTAGAGAAAACTGTGATGCAGAGCAAGAGAACAGTTGCAGTAGAGGACTTCATGTAGGTAGTAAGGGATGGCTTAAACAAAATTATTTTGGTGAAGTAGGTATGCAAGTTCTTGTTAATCCTGCCAAAGTAGTTGCAGTACCTACTATTGATGATTATGGAAAGATGAGGTGCTGTGAGTATCTGCCAGTAGCTCTTATTGATTATGATGAGAATGGTGATATTATAGAGCCTGAATGCAATCTTTATAATGATATAAAGTATCTGCAGACTCTTAGTTATGAGGGGGAAATTAATAATGAAGATTTGGATCATTATGCAGTAGAGCTGCCTATCAGCAGAGAAGAAATGTATAACAACATCTTAAAGAGATTGGCTGGAAATTTTTAATACTATATGGGCAGGGAGAAATCCCTGCTCATTCTACTTGTTATGCAAACACAAAATAAAAAGATAAAAAATGCTACTGCTAAAACTTATAACGGC